GATCTTATCAAACGAAAATCAGAATGGATTGATCTCAGCTCAGACGACCATTCAGACTACAAAGCCCAGTTTTTCGGCTGGCACAGAGCATTTGATACCCGTAAAGTATTTACTGGTTGACATTATCCCAACAATATCATATAATTAACTATAACTAAAGACGGAGGAATCTTTATGAGTGACCGTACCTATGGTGCTGAAGAAAAAGCAAAGCTAGAGCGACTAGTTAACGAAGGCGTAACAGTAATGCAAGAAATTGAAGACTTACAAACAGGTCTCAAAGAAACTGTAAAAGCAGTAGCAGAAGAATTAGACGTCAAACCTGCACTTATTAATAAAGCAATTAAGATTGCTAAAAATCGTGATTGGGACAAGCATCAAGATGCGTTTGAAGATCTCGAAACGATTGTTGTGACTGTAGGCAAAGACAAGTGATATCTCGAGTACGAGACTTTTGGGTAAACAGTTATCGTTCAGACAAAGTTGCGTTTTCATACGAGCTGCTCAGCTTTGTGTTTACAGTAGGTGCTAGTTTAACACTAGCACTTACAGCAGCTGAACCTGATATGAGGTACATATATCCTGGATTTTTTGTAGGAAGCATATTTGGCGTACTAGGTTATCTACGAAGACAACTTGCTTGGCCGTTGTTGCTTACTGCATACTTTGCAGTAGTAAACATATTCGGGTTTGGCGTAGCAATGCTTTGGTGGTAATAAATAATTTTAGAGTCGTTCACTTTACGAACAGGTAGATGGTCCGTTGGCCATAAAACAACAGGAGAAATAGATGCCATACGTAGACGCGATGTTTGATCGCGATCAAGATATCATTCGTGTCGTTGAAAGACGCGACGGAAAAAGACATTTCCAAGAATACCAAGCAAAATATACTTTTTATTATGAAGACCCTAAAGGCAAATACAAAAGTGTATACGGCGATCCGTTAAGCCGAATTGTTTGTAAAAATACCAAAGACTTTCGCAAAGAAGTTGCTATTAACAAAGGCAAGAATCTATACGAAAGCGACGTTAACCCAATCTTTCAGTGTTTAAGCGAACACTATCTTAATCAAGACGCTCCCAAGCTAAACGTAGTCTTTTGGGACATTGAGACAGATTTTGATCCAGAGCGAGGTTTTGCTCCTGTTGATGATCCGTTCATGCCGATTACAGCTATTACTGTGCATCTACAATGGTTAGATCTTTTGATTACTGTAGCAATGCCTCCAAAAGGATTGCCTATGGAAGAAGCGCAGGCTATGTGCAAAAAGCGTTGGGGAGATAACTGCATCTTATTTCCGAACAGCGAGAAAGGCGAAAGAGACATGCTGAACATGTTTCTAGACCTTATTGAAGATGCAGATATTCACAGCGGATGGAACAGTGAAGGTTATGATGTTCCTTACACTGTTAACCGTATCAAACGTGTGTTAAGTAGTGATGACACACGTAGGTTCTGCTTATGGGGACAAAAGCCCAGGCGTCGTGAATATGAAAAGTTTGGCAAGATGAGCGAAACATATGATACTATCGGTAGGGTGCATCTTGACTATCTTAACTTGTATCGCAAGTACACATATGAAGAGCGTCACACATATCGACTAGATGCAATCGGCGAGATCGAAGTAGGCGAAAACAAAACTGTATATGAAGGCACGTTGGATCAGTTATACAACAATGACTTTGAAACGTTTATTGAATACAATAGACAGGACGTTGCACTGTTAGACAAACTAGATAAAAAACTTCGATTTATTGACCTGAGCAACGAACTTGCTCATGCCAATACTGTGCTTCTACAGACCACAATGGGTGCTGTCGCCGTTACAGAACAAGCAATCATTAACGAAGCACATCATAGAGGACTACAAGTTCCTAATCGTAAAAAGTTTGATGATGAGAACACGCAGGCTGCTGGCGCATATGTTGCATTTCCTAAAAAGGGCTTGCACAAGTGGATCGGGAGCATGGACTTGAACAGTCTGTATCCTAGTGTAATTAGATCGTTAAACATGGCTCCTGAGACTATTGTAGGACAGATTCGTCAAGATATTACAGATGCTCGTGTGCATGAAGACATGACACTAAAGAAAAAAACGTTTGCCGGTAGCTGGGAAGGTCGTTTTGGGACCGAAGAATACGAAGCTGTAATGGAAAAGCGCAAAGACGTTGCGCTGACTATTGACTGGGAAGACGGAACCAGTGATGTATTAAGTGGCGCTGAAATATACAAGTTAATCTTTGACAGTCATCAGCCCTGGATGCTTTCAGCAAATGGCACAATCTTTACAACTGAGTTTGAAGGTGTTATTCCTGGTATCCTAAAGCGTTGGTATGCTGAACGTAAAGATCTGCAGAAGATGCTTAAAAAAGCAAAGGATGCCGGCAATGAAGCAGAGATTGCGTTCTGGGACAAGCGACAGCTGGTCAAGAAAATTAACTTAAACAGTTTGTACGGTGCTATTCTTAATCCTGGTTGTAGATTCTTCGATAAACGCATCGGACAGTCTACTACACTAACTGGCAGACAGATTGTTAAGCATATGAGTGCTGAAGCTAATAAGACTATCACAGGCGAATATGATCACGTAGGTAAGAGTGTTATTTATGGTGATACTGATTCTGTTTACTTTAGTGCTTGGCCTGTACTCAAAGAAGAAATTGAAGCAGGCAAAATCCCCTGGGATAAAGAAAAAGTTACACAACTGTACGATCAAGTAGCAGAACAAGTTAACACAACTTTCGGCGACTTTATGGCTAGGGCGTTTCATTGCCCCAAAACTAGAAGTGAAGTTATTGCTGCTGGTAGAGAGATTGTAGGTACTTCCGGTCTGTTTATTACAAAAAAGCGTTATGCTATTCTTGTATATGATGATGAAGGTACTAGACGCGATGTAGATGATAAGCCGGGTAAAGTCAAAGCTATGGGTCTAGATCTGCGACGTTCTGATACGCCTGTATACATGCAGGAGTTTCTTATGGAAATTCTGTTAATGGTGTTGCAAGATTATCCAGAGTCAGACGTACTAGAGCGCATTACTAAATTCCGTAAGGAATTTGAAAACATGCCAGGCTGGGAAAAAGGTTCGCCCAAACGTGCAAACAAGATTGGACACTATCGTCGACTAGAAGAAAAGCAAGGCAAAGCAAACATGCCCGGACACGTAAGAGCAAGCATTAACTGGAATACACTCAAGCGCATGAACGGCGATCGTTATAGCCAAGAGATTGTAGACGGTATGAAAGTCATTGTTTGTAAACTAAAACAAAATCCGCTGGGATATACCAGTGTAGCTTATCCAACAGATGAGCTGCGTTTGCCCGAGTGGTTCAAAGAATTACCTTTCGATGGTAGCGCAATGTCAGAAACAATTATTGATAATAAGTTAGGCAATTTGATTGGTGTGCTAGATTATGATCTAGAAGATACAAAACAGCACACTACGTTTTCAAGTTTGTTTGACTTTGGAGACTAAAGAATGAAAATAAAACTAGAGGTTGAGGTAGATACAGAAAATCAACAGGACCTTAATATAATTGAAGAAGTGTTAGATCAAATTCAAGATCTAAAAGAACTGTTTGAAATTTCTCAACAAAACCTAAATAAACAACAAAACAAAACTAGTAATAGGAGAAAGTAAATGGCGTGTGGCTGTGGACGTTCACCGGATGGCTGCCGAGGTTGGCACGCTCTCAGTGAAGAAGAATATCAACTAGAATATAAAAAGTATCTAGAGGAAGAACAAGGACAACTTACTGTAACAGAAGTAGAACACTATACAGACAGCCTGTTCCGTTTTAGACTAACAAAGCCTGCTAACTTTAAGTTCCGTGCAGGTGAGTTTACTATGATTTCAGTTGAAGATGCACCTAAACGTGCATACTCAATTACAAGTGGACCCGATGACGACTTTGTAGAGTTTTACTCAATTAAAGTTCCAGACGGTCCGCTTACAAGTAAACTACAAAAGATTCAAGCAGGCGATAGTGTAAGTGTAGGCAGCAAGCCTACAGGCACATTGCTTATCGACAACCTTACTGAAGGCACAGACTTGTGGTTGCTGGCTACAGGAACAGGTATTGCACCGTTCGTTAGTTTATTACGCGATCCTGCTACACAATCTAAATACAAGCGTA